AGTTCGTTTTGCCAATGACAATCTACCAAGTTGGTTGAAACTGCGAGAATCAGAAGACAATCGACTGTCATTGAAACTATCCAACGGTTCCAAGATTGTGGCTATTTCATCAGCAGGCACAGCCGGTCGTTCAGGTGCTGCATCTTTGCTGATCATTGACGAAGCTGCATTCATAGACAATATTGACGAAATCTGGTTGTCTTCTCAATACACATTGGCTACTGGTGGTAAAGCGGTTGTGTTGTCTACACCAAATGGTGTGGGTAATTGGTTTCACAAAATGTGGACAGAAAGCGAATCTGGTCTAAACAACATGAATCGTATCAGTTTGCCTTGGCATCATCATCCAGAACGCAACCAAAAATGGCGCGATGATCAAACAAAGTTGTCTGACGAAAAAGGTGCGGCACAAGAATGTGATTGTGAATTTAGCACATCAGGTAATACCGTTATTGATATTCCACTACTAGAATGGTATGAAAAAAATCATGCGATTGATCCAACAGAAAAGCGTGGATTTGATAAAGGATATTGGATATACAAATATCCAGAAGCTGGTAAAAGTTATATGATAAGTGCCGACGTTGGTCGAGGAGACGCTGCCGATTTTAGTGCATGTCAAGTTTTGGAAATAGAAACAATGGAACAAGTGGCAGAATATAAAGGAAAAATACCCACAAGTGATTATGCTCGATTGCTCATGACAATTGCAACTGAATATAATCAAGCATTGCTTGTTATAGAAAATGCCAATGTAGGATGGGCAGTTATACAAGTTGTATTAGACAGCAACTATCCAAATCTATTTTATAGTTCATCAGATTTACAATATGTGGATGTGGAATCGCAATCCACAAACAAGATAAATGCAGAAGAACGCAAAATGACACCGGGCTTTACTACATCCAACAAGTCCAGACCGCTTCTAATATCCAAGCTTGAAAGTTATATTCGCAATAAAGAAGTAATCATACACAGCAAGCGATTATTGGAAGAATTGAATGTATTCATATGGAAAAACACCGGTGGATCGTCTGCCAAAGCAGAAGCCATGACTGGTTATAATGATGACCTTGTATTGTCAATGGCTATTGGATTATGGATAAGAGATGTAGCATTGAGATTGAGAAAAGAAGCAGATGAATCTACTCGTCTTATAATATCAAAGATTGGTTCTACATCCAACGAACAGATAAAAAATAATATGGTGGCGTTGCACAAATCTGGGAATAATCCTTATGGAGTTTATAGCAATCCTTGGAAAATGAGCATTGGTGGACCAAGTGGTGTTGGTGGACAGAGTAAAACAGAAGATCTAACATGGCTACTATAATGATATATCTTATAAAAATACCATGAGTATATATTTATAGAATAGGCGCTCATATATATACATACTTATGGCAGAACAAAAAGATATATTCACAAGACTAAAGAAGATGTTCTCAACGGACGTGCTCGTGCGTCATGTTGGCGGAAAGAAAATAAAGGTAGTAGACACTGATGAAATTCAGTACGCAACAGATAGAAACAGTTTGCGTGATCGTTTCAATCGTCTAAGAAGCAGCACATACAATTTGCATAATCGCGATATGTCTATGGCATATCAAGCAAGTCGTTTGGAATTGTTTAGAGATTATGATGTAATGGATATGGACCCAATCATTGCTTCTGCATTGGACATATATTCAGATGAATGTCTTGTACCAAGTGAGTTTGGAAATGTTCTTACCATTCGCTCAAAGAATGAAAACATCAAAAAGATTCTCAACAATTTGTTTTATGATATATTGAATGTTGAGTTCAATATGTGGAGTTGGACTAGAAACATGTGTAAATATGGTGATTTTTTCTTGAGATTGGAAATATCACCAGAATATGGCATTCACTTGGTGCATCCAATCAGTCCATATGAATTGACTCGTGTTGAAGGTAGTGATCCAAAAAATCTTAACTATGTCAAATATCAGCACGATGGTATGGGTGGTGGTATGGAATATGAAAACTTTGAAATTGCCCATTTTAGATTGTTGAGCGACAGCAATTTCTTACCATATGGCAAGAGCATGATTGAACCAGCACGTCGTGTATGGAAGCAATTGAGTCTCATGGAAGATGCAATGTTGATTCATCGTATCATGAGAGCGCCGGAAAAGCGTATGTTCTATATCGACGTTGGTAATATTGCACCAAATGAAGTTGATGCTGCCATGCAAAAGATTATAGGACAAGTAAAAAAAGTTCCATATATTGATGAAAAGACTGGTGATTATAACCTTCGTTTCAACTTGAATAACATGGTTGAAGATTTTTATCTACCAGTTCGTGGTGGAGACAGCGGCACAAAGATTGATACATTACCTGGTATGGAATTTACTGGTATTGATGACTTGGAATATGTTCGTAATAAAATGATGGCAGCACTCAAGATTCCAAAGGCATTCTTAGGCTATGATGAAAGTATTTCTGGAAAGGCTACACTGGCAGCAGAAGATGTTCGATTTGCTCGTACCATTGGTCGTATTCAACGTATTCTTGTTTCTGAACTGACCAAGATTGCTATTGTTCATTTGTATGTACAAGGATATCAAGACGCATCATTGGTTGATTTTGAACTGGAACTGAGCAATCCTTCTACCATCTTTGAACAAGAAAAGTTAGAAATTTGGCAGAATAAAGTAAATCTTGCATCTGATATGATGGAGAGTAATATGTTTAGCAAGAAGTGGCTATATAATAATATATTCAATATGTCCGGCGATGATGTTGAAGATCTGCAACAAGAAGTCATAAAAGACAAAAAAGAAGGTTGGAGAATTCAACAAATTACCGACGAAGGCAGTGATCCCGCTCTAACCACCGGTGGTGGTGAAGCTGGTGGTGGCGGCGGTGGAGATTCTGGTGGTCCACCGGACCTTGGTGGCGGTGGCGAAGACGCTGGCGGTCTACCAGACCTTGGTGGCGGTGGCGAAGACGCTGGTGGCGGTGATGAAACCGGTGGTTTGCCACCGTTGGAAGAAGAAAAGAACGCAAACGAGCCAGTTCTTGATGAAGAAACTCGCAAAGAAAGAGAGCGCGGCATTCGTCCAAGTCAAGACGGCAAAAAAGAAGAATATAGCGATACATTCACAAAAACACGCGGAGAAGATATTCTTGGCAACGGACAAAATAAAGAAAAGTCTAAGTCAGACCGCAGAACGACTCATATATACAGAGGTTCCCCATTGGGTAGCATGGACGAAGATCTTAAAAGTATAAAAAAGTCGTTGATGGACAAGTATAATAATAAAAATAAGAAAATAATAACCGAAGAAAAATCCATTATGGATGAGTCTAATATAATTGATGATGATAAACCACTCTAAAATATGAGTTTTTATCACCCACACACATATTTATAAATAATAAAACCGTATGAAGAAGCTGAAACACTCTAAGTATAAGAATGCTGGAATACTATTTGAACTGTTGGTACGCCAAGTGACCGCCGACATTCTTAATGGTCAAGAGGATTCAAAAGCCAACGCAATATTGCGTGATTATTTTTCAGAATCTACTGAACTTGGTAGAGAAAATAGATTATATCGCATAATCATGGAAGATAAGACCAAGGATCAAACTTCTGCTGATAGATTACTTGAACAAATTATTCGCACTCGCAAAAAATTGGATGAACGCGCATTAAATCTACAGAAGTATAATTTAATCAAAGAAATTCGTGAAAACTATCCATTGGATGATTTTCTCAAAGGTAGTATTTCAAACTACAAATTGCTTGCCAGTATTTATAAAGTATTTGAAGAAAGTGTAAATTCAGTTGATTGTGATCCTCGTGAAATTTTTAAAGCACGCACATGTATTGTAGAAAGCATTGCTGCTGCCAAGACACCAACTCGTTTGGTTAGTGAAGATGAAAAGAAAGATTTGGTCAAAGTATATCAGCAACAAAATGAAGATGTTCGTTTGCTTGCTTATAAGTTGCTTGTTGATTCGTTCAATGAAAAATATAAAGGATTGGATGATAAGCAAAAAATTCTTATTCGTGAATATATCAATAATATCAGCAACACAAACTCGCTGCGTCAATATATCAATAATGAAGTTCCGATTGTTCGCAAAGAAATCAATGAACTCAAATCACATGTAAACAATGATGTTGTTCGCATCAAATTGGATGAAACATTGAATCAATTGGACAAGATATCCAAGGGCACACTTGTCAAAGAAAATCAAATCATGGCACTCATGTTGAGCTATGAACTTGTAAAAGAACTAAAGAATCTAAAATAAAACATATGAAAAAATCAGAACTGAAACAACTAATCAATGAAGTGATATCAGAAATGATGCCGTATATTCCACGGAAACCAGGTCCGGAAGAGTATACTATAGCTGTTCCCAAGGTTCATGCTGAAAAAGCATTTGAAATGATTCAAAAGTTATCCAAGAACAAAAAGTATGGATTGACCGATCCATATCTAAACGACGATTCGGTTCGTGCTAACAGACGGGATAGGAAAAATTGGGCAGATATAAATTTAATGATAATGGTTCCTGGTGGCATTGATATTGAAGATGTTGTAGACCTATTGGAAAAAAACGGAATTCAAACACAATAATATGAAAAAATCAGAACTAAAACAACTAATCAGAGAAACAATTGAAGAAGTGACAGATGGATACAAAAATATGAATGAGTTGTCGCCAACACTTCAATCCAAGATTAAGCAAACCCAAGCAACGATAAAGAAATTGCAACAAGATCTTAATCAAGCCGCTACCAAAGAACTTGGTTCTGCGGTCGAAGTAAATCTTAAAGCCGGTCCAAAGGCCGCCTCTGTAGAAATAGACGGCGGGGGAACGATGTTCCGTTATCCTCCGCACGAACCATACAAGATACACTCCAGTCAAACATCGAGATGGATGTAAAAATAAACACAATAATATGAAAAAATCGGAACTGAAACAACTAATCAATGAAGTGATATCAGAAATGATGCCGTATACTCCACGGAAACCAGGTCCG